ATGACACTTTACCAAACCAGACCTGACCACGGTACGCCGCACACAGGCAACTATGCTGCTTACGTGCGGGTCAGTACTGATGATCAGGATGTAAAGAACCAAGAGTCGGCTATCAAAGCCTACCTCAATGGCGGTGACCATAAAGTAAAGTGGTTCCGTGAGGAGGGCGTAAGCTCTGGCACTGACTGGCACTTACGTCACGAGCTACACAACTGCTTTGAGTATTGCCGCAAGAACAATGCAACAATGGTAATCTATTCGCTCGACCGCTTGAGCCGTTCGATGTGGGAGACACTTCGTTTCTTTGATCAGGAAGTTAGCACAGGCAAGATGAAGCTTGTCATTGTTGACGACCCAACCATTACAGACCCTATGACCTTGAGCATGAGAGCTATGATGGCACAGCACGAGCGTCGTAAGATCCGTGAACGTACCAAAGAAGCCTTAGACCGTATCCAAGCTGAGATCAAAGAAAAGGGCTTCTTCATTACCAAAGCGGGTCAAAAGAGAACCAAGCTTGGCTTGCACGACAAACAACCTGAAGCCTCAAAGAAAGGCATAGAAGTAAACAAGGCTAAAGCAGACGCCCGGGCAGAGGACGTATGGCCTATCATAGAACGTTTGCTAGAGCAGCAGATCAGCTACCGTGGCATAGCCCGTGAGCTAAACAAGATGGGTATTCCTACACCCGCTAAACGACGCAACCCGGACCTCGCCAGAAAAACAGAGTGGTATCCAACAAGCGTCCGTAATTACGTACTTAGAATGAAAGGAGGTAAAAAATAAAATAACGTCTTGAAACTAGAAAATTTGGTGATAATGTTGCGAACATGAAGAGTACAATGACTAAACGAAACCAGAACAAACGAAAGAAGAACCTGACAGTCGATTATATGAGAACAGGTCAAATGCGTTTTAAACGTCGCATAGATGTGCAGATGTGGCACATAGATCATTTGAATAAGAGCATAGAACTATTCACTAGCCTCGTAGAAGAACTCGAAAAAATAAGAGGTAACAATTCGTTTCGTAATGCCGATAAATGTATGTATGCCCAAACAGCGATTAGTTTTACTAATAAACGATTCGCCAGTATGCTGCCCAAAGATCCCCGCGAACGTGGTGCAGAAATGTTAGAGTACACAGACCAAGGTCTAGTTAATCATAATGGTCACGCCGAACTACTAGCGCGTGACGACTTAAACCAAGAGCAGTATCAACCCATTTGGGAAAGACGGCAAAACCTAAAAGGGTAGTCCGGTCTTTATCACAAGTGGTCTTGGTGTTGCACAAAACAAACAAGGAGCAATAATGTTTAGTAAACAAAAACTTAACGTGAAACCTATATCGGTTTTTCGCATAATATATATTATCCTAGTATCCCCTGTTACTACTGTACTAGAGAATAAGAAGCTTAAACTGTACTTCGAGGAAACACTGGCTACACTGTTCTTTCTGGGCTTTCTGTTCAGTCTGTACTGTTTTTTAGTATTTGGGTGCGCGATCAGTGACACTTGTGCAGCAGCGCAGGGGTACTAATGATGCCAAAACTTACTAAAACTGGCTACGAAATAGGTAGCAGCGAGGCTGGTGCGATTGTTTTACATAAGACTAGCTTTCAAACACGGCATGAGGTTTTAGAAAACCACAAGCTAGCTCGGGCAGGGGTGCAAGCCATTGACGAAGTACGCAATCAACGTGCGCTACGTCGTGGTACACATCTTGAAGCTGGGGTTGCAGCGTGGGCCAATGAAGAAATCGAACGCTTGTCAGGCGGTGATGCTATTATGTTTGAGCCTACTGAAGCCTACCGCAAGGAAGGTTTGGGTGTTGCGTCAAGCATAGATAGGATCATTGAACTAAGTGAGCCTTTGACTTTACCCAAGCCAGACGGTGATACACTAACGCTACACGGGCAAGGTATCGTGGAGATAAAGACTGACTTCTATCATCACGACAAACCTAAACCTGAGTGGGTTGTTCAGGTCATGCACCAGATGTTCTGTGCTGAAATGAACTGGGCAATCATTGCTTGTATGTGCCAGAAGGGACGTCTGCATTTGTACCCGGTCATGTGGAACAAGCAGCTAGTGGAGAAAATGGTCAACGCTTACGCTGAGTTCTGGGAACTAGTTAAGTCTGACGGTGAGTACCCGCCTGTGGCAGAGGACGAAAAGCCTGAGTACGTAGATATAAGTGAGAAGCTCACAGAATCTAATCAGGATCTACAACAACTCTGTGCGGACTATCACAGGGCTGCGGGTGAGGAACGTCATTGGAAGAAGCTTAAAGAAGAAATCAAGCTTGGCATTACCCTGACCTTGGATGGACTTGGTGTGGAGTACGCTACCATCCCGGGCTATCAGATTAAGGCCGCTTCTCAAACCAAAGAAAAGAAACAAACTATTGGCACTGGTGAGTTTTACGAAGCCTTGTCATTTACTATAAAGGAAACGAGCAATGAATAGTTTAGTAACCAGCCGTAAAACATTGCAGCCGCAAACAATGGAAGAGGCTATAAAATTTTCTGAAGTGATCAGTAAGTCTGGCCTTGTGCCAAAAGACTACCAAGGGAAACCAGCTAATTGCCTAGTTGCTATTCAATGGGGTATGGAGTTAGGTCTAGCACCGCTTCAGGCACTTCAGAACATCGCTGTTATCAATGGCAAGCCATCAGTCTATGGAGATTCATTACTGGCTATGGTGAGGGCTGATGACCGTTGTATGGGTGTAGAAGAAACTCAAGAAGGTGGGGTTGCTACTTGCATAGTCAAGCGTAGACTTCCTGACGGAAGCATTGAAGAAGTCAAAAGAACTTTTTCAATGAAGCAAGCACAGCAAGCCGGGCTATCAAACAGACCCACATGGAAAGCTTACCCGGACAGAATGTTACAACACCGGGCGAGGGGCAACGCACTGCGTGACGCTTTCCCTGACGTTCTGCGAGGCATCATAACAAGTGAGGAAGCACAGGACTATGATGAGCCAAAGGATGTAACGCCGACACAAGAAGCTGTGGCTGCGCCGACGCTTGAGGCTTTGACTGAACCACAGGTTGAGGAAGCTGAAGTTGTGCAAGCGGAACCCGTATCACAGTTCGATAAGTACCTTGAGAATATCGTGCCAGAGAAAACGGAAGCTATCGTTGCAGAGGAATTTAAACTCTACGTTCCAAACAAAGAACCAACGACGTATCAGCAACCACTGGATTACATGGATGCCTATAACGATTTGTTGTTGGCAGTTCGTAGGGCTTCAAGTCTTACTCCGGCAGTTCGTCGTACCAAAATGAAAGAGTTAGAACAAGAGAACACTGACACTTTCGCCACATTACCTGACGATATGGTTCAAGAATTAAAAGATAAACGCAAGCAGTACAACGCTGGCTTGAGCATTGAGGAAAAAGAAAATGGATAAGATAGGATTAACTGCACGACAGAAGGAAGTGTATGAGTTTCTACGAGCGTATCACAATACCTACGGAGTGTTCCCGTCAACCCGGGAGATAGCTCAAGGAAAGATAGACGGGCAAACCGTCCTACAAAAACGGGTGGAAAGTAATGTTCATGCCTTGTTGAAAAACTTGCAGAAACGTGGGTGGATAGAGATCATGCCCTATACACCCAGAGGTATTCGTATTTTATAGCAAATCTTTGTCGGCCTTTTTAACGGTTGCCTTGCCTTTAGCATGAGCTTTTAATCTAGCAACAGCCCATTGATGGGCCGACATACCGGGCCTACTACCTGAACTATAGTAGGCTCCTAGTCCTCTACGATAAATAGCATTAGCTTTTTTTGCTCCAAATTTTTTCTGATATTTTTCTGGTGCAGCCATTACGTTTTACTCCTTTGTTCAGATATTCTATCCATCATAGCGGGTGTTAGTTTGCCCATGAGATACAAACGTCGAGTGCGTTTGATTTCATTTCTAGTTTTGTCCGGGTTGCTAGATCCCTTGACGTACTTCTTTGGCAAGCCAGACTTTTTATCCTTGGCTACCTTTTTAAACTTACGCTCCATTAGCCATCTCCATCGCTGCTTTGAAAGTTTCCTGATTGCGTCTAGTCCAGCCTTTTCCAAACGTTTCAAACGTCTTGAGCCGCTCGTAAAACTTCTGACGCGCTTCGTACAAATACTGAATTATATTTGACGGATCATTTTCTGCTACGAGAGTAAGAGTTTTAGGACCTATCGCCCCATCTTGTTTTGCGCCAATGTATTTTTGAATGACCTTGGCTGGTCGACCTGTGCCAGAGTTTACCGCCCAATCGAACGCTGCGAAGTCTAGCCCTGATGGTAAGTCATCACCTCTTATTCTATCCCAGTAGTTTGTTTTATAAATAGGAGCTACGTCTTCAACTGTCAGTGCTTTCATCTCGCCATCCATGACCTGACGCCCCACCCATTGCTCATAGACTGCACGGGTTACACCGAGGTTTGTTTCACCACCGGGATCTTTGGGATGATTTACGTATCCACCTTCGTGGTGCAACAACATCTTTAGTGATTGCTCAAAGTTCTCTTTCATTTTTTTGCCTCCAAATATAAACGCCAACAGTTAACCAAAGTGTTCAAGCTAACCGCACTGAACAGCATTATCCACTGCCATAGTTCCATTAGATTTTTCCTTTTACGTATTTTGAAACTGCCCGGTTGCCGAACCAAAAGGACATGATAGCTGCAAACAAACCAGCCGTTGCATCATCCCAGATCAAAGTAAGCGCATCGCCTAACTGCGTTCCGCTTTTCATAAATGCCATGAGTGCCGTTACTTTGATGGCAACAAATAAAGCAAAAAAACAATAAGTGATAACAGGACGTACAGATCCACGGAGACCGTTAATAAATCCACCAGCATCGATTTTATCATGTTCGTATAACCCTTCTGCCTCTTTTATATCGGCTTCTCTATCCATAATTTGTAATTTAAGTTCGGAACGCTTTGACATAAGTTCCATTTCAAGCTGGGCTTTTTGCATCTCGTGCTTATGTTCTTGATTGGCTCTGAAGTAACCTAGAACCTCTGGCAAAAACGATGTGCCAAAACCAAGCAAGCTACCAAGTAACGTAATCATTTGCTTGCTTCCTTGTTCATCCAAATCCCAAAGCAACCAGTGAGTGCGCCCATGCACACAGACACGAGTCCAGCTTGCCCATTTGTTGGAGATTCCAAACCCATATACCAATGCACGGACTGGTAAGTTAAAACCGTGACCGCCAACATCATTAGCCGGGGTACTATTTTCCAATCATCAATTACTGTGTGAGCCATTTTCCATAATCCTATCTGCTACTCGTTTGTCCGTGGTCTGAATGACCACCTTTCCGTTTTTGTAAATCACCCATCGATTCCGTTTCACCTCAATCATCTGCATCCAATTTGACGCACTCTAAAAGCATATTTGTAGACGTCACCAATTTGACCGCCTTTTCGCGTTCGATCTCACACTGTTCCAAAGAAGGAAAATTTTTGAATTGGTAATACTGAAGGTGATCAGTGCGAACGAAGTGAAACCAAACCAAGACGTAAATCATCTGAACCAGTCCTTTACGTCTACCCAGCCCATATAATGGAGATACGCCGTAGAGCCGACCGCAGAAAAAAGGAGAAGCACAACTATCCCGGCAACGGTTATAGCTAACTCTTGTCTCTCTATAGCTTCACGCCGCGCCTGAGCCTCTGCTTCGCGCTTCTCTTGTAAAACTTCCCGTCTGATTTTAAGAAGAGTATCCCAATGAGATGGACCTAGCCCGTTTCTGGGATCACAAATCCACTGTCTTAAATCCTCTTCAGCTTCAGCTATTTTTAATTCTTTGGACCACCGTTCATAGGCTACCGTATTGACGTCTGAAGAAGTAATTCCTTTTTTTTGAAGTTTCTTTTTTGCATTGTCGGTTGCGTCAAAAAATTGTCCTATTTCTTTAGACAGGCTCGCTATAGTTTTGCCAGCAGCAAGTCCTGTTTTTAAGCCAGCCAGAATTGTTAACGGGTCCATGACTACATTCCATCACGCCGGGTAAACTCAACAGTCTTTTCAAGAATTGCTATGCGAGATTGTAGCTGAACCAACTGAGTGAAGTAGTTAACCATATTGTCTACTTCATCCCAAAGTTCTTCATCACCCTGTTCCATCTCATCATAAATTTCAGCAAGAATATCAATCATCTCATCAATGTTCTCGCTGTTGTTCTCAACATCTCTGATTAGATTGGTGCGGTCTGTCGCGTTATTCTCAATAGTCAATCTCTCGACTTGAGAGGTAAGCCCCTCAATGATTGACGCTTGCTGAGAAGCATACCAAATACCACCGCCCACAGTAGATACAATCGCCACCACCGCCGAAGCAGCAACAGCTATATTTACCTTGGGCAATTCCATTAGCTTTTCTTTTTAGGACGCCCAGCCTTTTTCTTTGCGGTAGTTTCTTTTTTTGCCGCCGCTTTTTTCTTAGGCTTTGGCGCACCGCCCGGGCGTAGGTTTGGATTTAAATCGTATATATGTGGCATAGACGTTACCTCTAGGTTTTGTACAACATGGTCAAAAGTAAAATGATAGTTGCCCCAGCCGACCCAATCAGTATACTTTCCAACCGCTTAATTCTTTCAATGGTTTCTTTCCAGCGTTCCTCTTGAAGAGTTTCAACTTTAGCAATTCTTTCATGTGCTGATGATGCGCTACGTCTGTCCAT